TTAAGTGGTTCCACGCTCAAGTGCATTTCTCCTGCCAGGCGGTTGAACCAACGGCAGTTCATGGTCGTAGCGCTGCCGCATCGTTTCGGTGACGTGGCCGCCTGCAGCCTTGTTGTCGCCGTCCGTGATGCCCCGGTGCTTGAGGCCGTGCAGTGCGAAGCGCTCGCTTTTGGAGATCACCCCGACGCGAACCGCTTCGGTAATGAAGCGCTGCCAAGCGCTGTCGAGGGCGGACTTTGTGATGGGGTCGCCTCCTCGCTCCACCAGCAAGAACCTGTCGCTGGCACGTAGCGGAACGGGGCGCACCCGACCCTTGCGGTTCCAGATGCGCTGGCGCCGCGCCAGCAGCTGATCCCATGCTTCGATCATTGCTTCATCCCACTCCGTCACGTTGTCACGCGATCCTTTGCGGCGATTGCTATGCACCCCTTCGACTTGGCGGTGCGCGTCGGTCAGCGTGCACACTTCGATACCGCGCAGGCGAACGCTGTAGGCCAAGATCATTACCGGAGCCAGGTAGTCGGGGAAGCTGCCCTTGGCGTTGGATGGGAGCGCGCCGCGTTCGCGCGCGAACGCCAGCACTGCGCGGAACGCTTCCTGCGAAGGCATGCGTGCATCGCCGCGTTCTTTTGCTTGGCGCACGCCTTTGGCCGGGTTGGTCTTGCAGTAGCCCATTCGGACACCCCAGGACAGGGTAAGCCGCAGGTACCGGTGCAGATGATTGGCCTTGCTGGGGTATGCAGGTAGGGCGGGCTGGGTGCGATTCGCTTGGCGGCCTGCAGCAAACGTCTCCACCAGCCGTTGCACGACCGGCGTTGTGATGCGGTCGACCTGGATAGATCCCAGCAAGGTTCCATCCTTGCGGACGTAGGTCGCCAGCACCTCGGCGTAGCCTTGGTAGTTTTTGCGGGTGCCGGCTGCGAGGCGTTTGAAATCGCTGGATTCGTGGTAGCGGTCGAAGAGAAAGCGCAGCGTGCCGCGCCCTATGCCTGTGCGCATTTCTTCCACGATGGCGTGCAGATCAGACAGGCGGGCGCTGGCGTGGGCGACCGTACGCTTTACGCGCCGGCCGCCCTCCGCGTGATCTTCGTAAACGAACCACCGGTCGTCGTGCCAGTAGATCCCCTTCGGCAATGCGTCCTGCTCGATGTGCCCAGGTATGGCCGGGTTGAACTTCCTTTTTCTGCCGCGTGTCATCAGATGTTTTCCTCTTCCCTTACGTCTTCGTGCTGCGTGTCGACCAACCCTAGCGCCGCGTTCACAGCGTCGAGGGTGGTCCAGATTCCGCCTCGGCGGTCGTATTTGTAGCGGATGCCTTCCCTGTCTGCCCAGCGGCGGACGGTGACGGCCCTTGGGGGAGGGCCGTCGGGAGCGCAGATCCTCTGCAGGTCTGTGAAGTGCAGGATCTGCGCCATGCTCAAGCCCTCCCTGCGGCGAACAATTTCATCTGTAACACGTTGCTCGGCAAGGGTTCCTCCACCGCCGCGGCGCTCGGCTGCAGGCCGTGTTGCTTGTGCCAGTGCGCCCACGCCAGATCGAACGTCGGGTGCTTCGCCGTGGTGCTGCAACGGCATTCGATGACGTGGCCGCCGCCCGCGCCCTCGCGGCGTAGATCGTGGATGTACCGTGCCGGGTGGCTATCCGGGCAGGCAGGGAGGGCGCGCGGCGGTGTCTTCTGTCGCTGTGTCATGCGGCCTCCCGCAGCGCGGTGATGATGGCGCGAGCCTTCGGCGGGCAGACGGCATTGCCGAGCATCTGCATCGCGTCCCGCTTGTTGGATGGCAGCTGGTAGGTCGATGGGAAGCCCATGGCGGCGCGTCCTTCATCGACGGTGAGCATGCGCATGCGGTCACCATCGACCACTGCCCATCTGTCGCGGGTTGTAATCGAGCCAATCGGGCGCGCCAGCGAACGGCCGGTGAGGCCCGAACCACTACCGAAGTACGGTGCTATGAACCGGTCGCCGAATGCAGCCCGGCCGGCCTCGATCCTGGCCAGCGTTGCCACCGCCCGGCCCGGTCGCTCGATGGGCGTCCAACTGCCAGCCGTGAAGTCGATGAAGCTGCTGGCCGGCACATGATCTTGCGGTGGCAGCTGCAGCTGGATCGGGTGCTTGCTCTTGGTCAGCGCGATGAACACCCGCACACGGTGCTGCGGCACACCGAAGTCGGCCGCATCGACCAGGTGCGGGCTGATTGCATAGCCGAGCGAAGTCACAGCGGCACACCATGCGGGGAACAGCCGCCACTGCATGTACTCGGGTACGTTCTCGATGAGTGCGAACTCCGGCGAGCAGGATTCGAGCGCCGAAACCACAGCCCACGCGGTAGAGCGAGTTGCGTCATGGTGCGGACGTTCCTTGCCACGCGCGTGCGTGTGCCCCTGGCAGGCGGGCGACGCCAGCAGCAGATCGAACGCGGGCAGTCTCGACCAATCGGCCTGCTGCAGGTCCTGGCACGCGTGTTCCGTATGCGGATGGTTCAACGCATGCGTGGCGACAGCCGCTGGCCAATGGTTCGCGGCCCATACCACTTCGCAGCCCGCCTGCTGTGCGCCTTCGGTGAATCCGCCGCCGCCGGCGAACAAGTCGATAGCTTTCATGCCTGAGCCTCCGTGCGGCTGGGAGCAATGTGATGCGGCGGTTCTTCGCAGAAAATTCCGCAATCGAAGTTCAGCGACTTCATGGAGCCGCCCTTGTCGGTGGTCTGCAGCTGGTCGAGGAAGATCCGTTGACCCTTCACCTTGACCAACCGAGCGCCCAGCCGGCGCGACTGCTCGGCGCGCTCGGCGAACACCTTCGGGTCATGCTTGCGCACGTGGTTCCAGTAGGTCGGAGACTGCGATTTCACACAGCCGATGCAGTTTGCATTGGGGTAGCCGCGCAGATAGATGGCCGGCAACGCAATGCCGGCGGAAAGCAGCAGAGCGGCGCAATCGGGCTTGCTCAAGCCCGCTTCGATCAGCACCGGCAGCACGTTCTCGCGCTCGCCGCGAACGAACCGGTCATGGCGTGCGCGCTCTTCCACAGTGAAGCCGAGGACGTGGAAGTCCGGCTTGTGGATCAGCTCCCATTCCTGGCGTGCCCGCTTCTTGAGTGCGCGGGTGCAGGGGGCACCAGCGACACCGGCCATGTAACGCTCCTTCTCCCACACATCCACGGCGTCGCAGGTGGGGAACTTGGAATTGAAGGCCGTCTCGACCTCCACCCCCAGCCATGCCGCCACATCGCGGGCAAAGCGCAGGTTGTCGGGATCTTCGTTGGCCACGGGGTTGTTCACGATGCGAATCTCATGGGTCGAGGCGTAACGGTCCAGCGTCAGCTTCGCCGCCACGGCGCTCGCAGCGCCGCAGGAGAACCACACCGCAATCATCGGGCGCTTACCCATGGGTGGCCTCCTTCGCGCAGCCACAGGCCGCACAGGGCGCTGTCAGCGCGGCTGCAACAGCGGTGATGTGCGCGCCCTGGCCAAAGGGGCTGGTGCCTGCCAGGATTTCCCCGGCGACATGAGGCAGGCCGGCGCTCTCGAACTCAGCGGCGAGGAACCTGCGGGCGGCGTCGATATCAACCTGGGAATTCTCCCAACCGGTGAGCGTGAACGAGGCGCCGCAGTTGCGGCACTCGTAGTCGCGGGAGGGGCCGTTGTGGTCCGAATAGTTGCCGTCCTCACGGGCGTACGTCCGCACCGAGGCGGGAACGTTCGTGAAGTCGAGGACGCCGGCCTGGCCGCAGTCCGGGCAGTACCTGCCGGGGTCACGGATCATCTGTTCAAGCATGGGCCACCCCCCGGCGCACGGCCATGGGGGCACGGCGGCGCAGCGGCTGCGGGATCTGGCCCACGGCCAAGCCGCTATGACGGCGCCGAGGCGGGCGCGTCTGCCACATCTTGAGCATGGTGGCGCCGGCAACCGGCAGCAGCACACACATGGCCAACAGGGCGGCGAAATCAGCCATTGGCCACCTCCTGCGCGGCCTGCGCCACAGCAGCGGCCGTAGCCCGCTTGCCGGGCAGCATGTTGGCCACCTCGTAGGGGAAGGGAACGCGGCTGGCCAGGTCGGCCAGCTCGGGCGAAATCCAGCTGGTTTCGTCGTTGAAGTCGTTCCCCTTGACCATCTCCCAGCCTTTCCTGCTGCCCTTGCGGCGCTGGAACACGCACTGTGCGATCTTGGCCGCCCCCATGTTCAGCGTTGCCGTGGCGATCACGCGGTTGTGGGTGATATGCACGGTGATGGTTGCGCTGGCTTCGGATTCGCCGCAGTTACCAGCATTCACACGGTTACGCACACCCGTGATAGCCTCCGCTCCGGGTCCGGTGCTGGAATCCAGCGACTTTGCGAGGGTGGTCATGGCTTTGCCTGTCATCTGTTGCATGGTTCTCTCCTGAACTTCGTTGGTGGATGGCCTTGGGGGCGGTGTTGGCGCACTCCCCGCCGGGCCTTTGCTGTTGCTGCGGGTCTTACTTCTGGAACACCCAGCACTTCACGGTTGTGCTGGTCGTTTGGGTGGAACGGATCGCGCTGTTCACGGCGGTATTGGCGCTGATGAACTTGTGGCGCTTCGACTCGACCAGCAGCCGTCGCAGGTCGCCAATGTCGGGCACCTGCTGACCGAAGTAGCCGGCCCTCTGAATGAACTCGTTGAGGTTGATGGCGATACGGCTTTCTTCGCGCGAATGGTTCAGCACGCTGCGCTTGTCGCCACTGGCCTGCATCTCGATGTACTCGAACGCATCCCAGAATTCGGAGACGATGCGGTGATCGGCGCCGATGGCGTCCTGACGTTCGGTGGCCATCTTGACCAGGGCGTCCCGCGTATCACGCACCATGTTTTCGGGCAGGTTCACCACCAGCCGCAGTGCATCGAGCAGTGCGAGCATCTGCGCATGGTTCTTGATGATGCGTTCGACACGCAGCTCCTTTTCCTCGCGCAACCTGGCTTCGTAGAAGCGCACGCGCTCGGCGAACTTCTCCATCACGGCGGTTTCCGCCTTGAGCGCTGCGAGCAGGAAGTAACTCAGCTTCTCGACCGGAAGTGCATTGAGGTTGTCGGCGGCCTGCCGGCTCTCCGTCGTCGCGGTCGGCTTCTTGAAGTGCAGCTTGACGATGCGCGTCAGGATGGCCTCACTGCCATCAACGGGCGCATTCTGGCTTATGACGATGGTTCCTTGGAATGGCGGTTCGTAGGTTTCGTTGCCTCCATTGCGCACACCGCGCGTGGCCAGGGTGCCTCCGCCGTAGTAGTCCTTCAATTCGTCCCACTCGAACGACTTGGCGTGTGCCTTATCGCCGCTGTCGCTGCGGTCGGCTTCCAGCAGCACGATGGGCATGCCGGAAATCTGCCCCATGGCGCGGGCGCGACCAGCCTTCGTGGACTTCGCGGGGTCAAAGCCTTCATGGTCCGCACGGGCCAACAGCTTCCACAGGAAGTTGAGCAGCGTGGTCTTGCCAGCGCCGGCCTCGCCCGTGGCTTCCAAGAACGGGAAGGACTTGTGACTGCTGCGGATCTGATTGGCGTACAGCGAGCCAAACCAGAACGTGAGGGCCACAATTCCGTGTGTGCCGAAACAGGTCCAGAGCCAGCCGAGCCAGTCGGTGGAGTAGTTTTCGTGATCGCGTTGGATGTCCATGCGGATTGACCTCTGTGTGGTTTTGATGCGCAGCTTGTTGAACTCGAAATAGTCCTCGGCATTAGCGAGGGTCACCTCGCCGGCACGCACGGCTAGGTCGGGGAAGATGTACGCCTTGTGGTCAGGGCTGTAGCCGACGAAATCGACCGTATCGACCTTTTTGATGTTGAACAGCTGGTCTTCCATCATTCGGTCCAGCTGCTGGCCGCTGCCGCTGAACACGGCGCCCTGCGCAAGGCTGATGATTCGCTTCTTGAACTCGGTAGCGCTGGCCACCTGAGCGCCGGTGAAGGTGCCTTTGACCGACGGTGCGTCGTGGGGGAAGTCAACACGGAAGTAGTACCAGCTTTCGTCGGTAGCTTCGTGGCGCTGGAAGTAGAGGGCTTCGGGGTAGCAGTTTGCGATCTGCTGCACCGACGCACAGGCGCGCCGGATCTTGGCTTCGGTCTCTTCGCTGACCGCTCCCTCTTCGTCATCCGGGTTCTTCTCCCGCATCATCTTGTCGAAGCGCACCGCGTCGAACTCGAACCAGAACAGGCGCGAGGCGAACTCGATGTGGAACTCGGTCTTCTGCTCGCGCTGGTAGATGACCAGCCCCTTGTCCACGGCGGTGCGCGCCATCAGCACGGCGCCGTTGTGGCGTGCCAGGTCGAGGTCAGCCTGCCACTGTGCGTCGCCGTCCTCTGCGGCCTGTGCGCGCAGGTGCAGATCGTTCCAGTCTGTTTTCTTGTCGCCTACCTGCTCGATCTGCGCAGCCATGCACCGATAGCCCAGCTTCTCCGCCCGGCGCGCGTGCTTGACCGTGTAGGCGCGGGCGCCCGGCTCGTTGTCCAATCCCCACACCAGCACCGGCAGATCGCCCGGACGAGCGGCTTTCAGTTCCTTGAGGGATTGCTCGGGATAGGCGTTGCTCGACATGGCCGCAACGGCGCAGATGCCGCGCTGCAGGAGGGCAATGGCGTCGAAGATCCCCTCCACGATCCAGACTTCGCGGGCGGTGCGCAGTTGGTCCTGAGCGGCCGAGCCCCACCACACCCCAGCGTAGCTCTCGCCCGGCGCAAAACGGGCCTTCATCTTGCCGAACCGGTGGGGGCGGTCGATCAGACGTTCCCACCAGCCTCCTTTCACCAAGGGGAAGCGGACTGTGGCCGTGCCCTGGCGCTTCGCGCGGTCGTAGTAGTCCTCTTGGGTGTAGAGACCCTTCAACGGCTTGACGCTGAATCCGCGGGCGGTGGCCAGGTACGCATCGGCTGCTGCATGCGGCGCCTGCGGCGTCTGCGGGTTGGCCTTGGAGTAGTCATCGAATAGGTCGTCGTAGAGGTCGCGCACGCGCACCTCTTGGCCGCACTTGGCCTGTCGGCCGCAGCGCAGAACCCAAGGCTTTTCGTAGCTGGTGTATAGCTCCTTCTTGCCGCAGTGGGGGCACTTGCCCCCGCGCATGTACGGCGTGCCGCTGCGGTGCTTGAGGCCATAGTCGCGCTGTACGCGCGACAGTACCTGTTGGCGGATTTCTTCTTGCATGGCGGCTCAGCCTTCGTTCGCCGCGTGCGCGGCGGTGCGGTGGTGTTGCATGGTTCTCTCCTGACCAACCCCGGCGGCGTTGGCGCGCTGCCGGGATCGGGGATGGTGTTACTCGACAGCGGGGCGGGACCGGCCGAGGATCGCGGCGAGGTCTTCGGCCATGTACTGCGCGACGGCTGAGGTGTGATCGGCCTCGATTTCCAGCATTTTTGCGGCCTCGCTGGGCAGCTTTGCCAGCAGTTCGGCCGCTGCGGCGATACGGCACAGCCGCAGGTAGTCGGCAAGGCTGATGACCTGGTCGCCGCGATCCACCGGACCGGGCAGCACAGGCGTATGCCCGTTGTTGCGGGCCATCAGTTCACCCCGCCGGGGTAGCTCTCGCCTGTGCGCAGCCACTGGAAGAAGCGCTCGGCCTCACCCTTGGCGAGCAGGTAGACGACGGTTCCGATCTGGATTCCCCCGCTAGCGGTTCGCATCACGTTGCGTGAGTGATGCGCGGTGAAGGTCGCTGCGGTGTCCGACTCGATATGTACCAAGGCCAGAAACAGAATCTTGTGCTGGTCGAAGGAAGCGCGCAGGCCGAAGCCGGGGATCTGCGTTTCCAGCACGATGACAGGTCGCAGAGCCGGTTCAGGAAGGGTCACGTTGGACGGCGGCGCCATCAGTGCACCGCCTTGTCGTCGGTGCTGGGTGCGCTGCCGTTGGCATCACACGTGGCGTAGTAGGCGGCAAGCACGTCACCCAGGGTGATTGCGAGCGGGCACACGCCGACGGCCAGCAGGCGGGCAATGAATGCCTGATACGCATCGTGGGGCCATTCGAGGGTGTCGGCGATCAGGCCGAAGGCGAGCGAAAGCTGACGCGCGGCAGGGTTACCGGGCGTGGAAGGGGCACCGTGAGGCACGGAGACGTCTCCTGTTGACGAGATTGGAAACCTCGGCGAGACGTTTCTACGCGACGCACCGAGGGTGTCGGGAGGGTAGAAACCGGTCAACAGTCCGGCGGGCAGTTTTCCCCTTGCGGGTGTTGTATGGCTGCCGCCCTCCCGACGCAAGAAAGCGTCGGTGCGCTCGAAAAGCAGGCGCAAAAAAACCGCGATGCTGACGGGCGCGGATACCGCTGTTGACTCGGAGTTTCTACGCTCCTTGCGGCAAATCCTGCTCCCCGTCCTTGGGGAAGTCAAGTAAAACTGTGTAGAAGTGTGCAGATTGGTTGCAGGTGCGGACAGGTTCATGCGGCCACCTGTGTAGCGGTGTGCGAAGGCAGCACCTCATAGGCGCCGCCACGTGCAATGTGGGCCTTGACCAGTGCGCCAAGCTCGGCAGCGTCGCGCTGTTTCTGCGCATAGGGCACGTACTCGATACGCACCGGAGCAGTGACGAAACTCGGCTCCATTGCCGAGGACCAGCCGTCAAATTGTGTCTTGTGGCGCATCACAGGCGCAGCACTCCCTAGCTGGCGCCAGATGGCGCCAGGTCAGTTGGTGGTGGAAGGGGAAAGGTGAATCAGACCGAGGGCTGCTCGCCGTCAGGGGGACAGGACTCGATTGCGTCGATCCAGTCGGTTTGCAGTTCGCCCTGGTCTTGCTTCCAACGCGTCTGCAGCATCGTCCGCTGGTATCCGGGTGTAGGCGGCAGTTCGCAGGCCGGAGCGCTGGGGAGGCCGCTGGGGCTGGCCACGTTGGTCAGTTCGGAACTGCCGGTGTACGTAGCCCCACACATGGGATTCGGGCAGACATAGGCGTCAGTGCGCAGGAACGGGTGTTGCAACGCGCTGGTGCGCTTTACCAGCCGGGCATTGCAGGCAGGGCAGCAGAACACAGCGCGCTGTCCGACTGTGGAACTCATGCCTTACCCCGCGCCTTCTTCGCAACCTTCGACTTAACCGGGGCTTTGCCGGCAGTCTTCTTGACCGTGCGAATACGGGTGGAAACGGGTGAATCTGTGTGAGAATCACTGGCGGCCTTCATGCCGAGCGCGACGGCAGCATCGTGGGTCTTTCCGATCCGGCACTTGCTGGTGCTGCGCAGAGCATTGTTGACGGCGTGCCGGTCCAGTCCATGCAGCTCCGCAAACGCGGGAACGGACAGGCCGTTGTCGATGAGCCACTGCCGGGCTTGTTCGGCAGTGCGCAGCGCAGTGGTACGTCGTTGGGCTTTCATTCCGTTTCCCCTGTGTATTTCTAGGTGGAATGGTGGTGAAGTTAACTGCACCTGTCAAGGGGGAAATTGCGTGTCTGTAGGTATTCGCTTGAAAGAAGAACGGAAGCGGCTGGGTCTGACCCAGGAGGCCATGGGACTGGCCTGCGGTGTTGCCAAGCGCACGCAGATCCTGTTCGAGCAAGACGCACACCTGCCCGGTGGCGCCTACTTCGTTGCAGCCGATGAACTCGGCGTCGATGTGACCTATGTGCTGGTCGGCCGGCGTGATCGCTTGGCCGAGGCGGATGCGGATCTGCTTGATGCTTGGCGTTCGGCGTCGGCTTCGGCACGCGCGGCTGTCATGGCGGCATTGGGCGGCGTTGCGCCTGCGACGACAGCGGCAGCGCCCCGCACCTCGTTCGAGAACACCAGCATCGGCCAGCAGATCAGCGGCGATGTGGATCTGCGTGGGCAAAAGATCGTTGTCAAGCCGCCTAAAGCATCAAAGAAACCCAGCCGATAACGCTCACGCCGCGCTCTATTCAGGCCGCTAACTCACATCGCAAGAGGCGCCGGTGTGGCGCGCTATACGGTGTGATGGACTATGAGTTGCGGTGTAGGTGTGGAGCGTGGTGCGGAGACGCGTGTTTGCGATGGTCAGACCGTGTTTGAAGGGGCTGTGATTGGCCAAGTGTTTACGGGTGACGTGCAAGTAGAGTGCCCCTATGCGCATCATCCTGAGCGTTCGGAAAGAGCCGAGCAAAGTGGCCCCATTGCGTCAGCCTTGCTCGCTATCGCAATTTGGCAGTCATGGCTAGCGCTTCCTGCGGTCGTCTCGCCACCTTTGGACTCACTACCACATGCCGTGTTCTTCCTTGTGAGCGGACTCGTGGCGCACTATTGGAAGCCGAGGCATCGCAGAGTTTTGCTAGAAAGAGCACGACGCATTCTACGGCGCAGTTCGACCCGGCGCGCAATTCTCGGGCGTGACTGCGAGCAACTTGCAGAGCCTCAGCGCATGTCGAACAACATTAAGGACAGTCTATGACGACGAGCAGTACAAGACAGAGCCATATCCCGCTGCGGCAGATGCTGTACGGCCACATCGATCAACTAGACCTTGCCTTGGATCAGCTCGCGCTTAGAGACGCGAACTTTGATCGCTTTGCGATTCTGCTCGTAGACAACGTGGTCGAGTTGACGTTGCACCGGTATGCGGTAGACCAGAAGGCAACCTTCAATCCGTGGGACAAATCGGGCCAGTCCCAGATCAATCCGAAAGTCTTGGGGGATGCGCTGGGCCAGAAGTTCGACGCGAAAGTAGCGCTTGCATCGCAGACAGGGCTGCTGTCCCAGCCGATGAGTCAGTCCATCAACTGGCTTCATACGTTCCGCAATACTTCATACCATTCGGGATTGAGACACGAAGGGATCCTGAATTCCCTGGCTAATCTCTACCTTCGCATCTGCTGTGATCTCTTGGCTGAGTACAAACCCAGGTTTTGGTCGTCTGGTTCCGAAAAAATGTCGCATCGGGCGGCCAAGTACTTAGGTTCGACCGAGGTGACTGTTTCGGCATGGATAACAAAGAACCCATTCGATGAGGCCTGGGCGCGGCTCAAGAGCGTTGCGTTGAGCATGAACTGTAGTTTGATCGCCGACTTGGCTCGGGACATGGGAGCGACGATTCAATCGGTAGACGATCAGATCAATCATGGCGTCGCTTACAAGGTCTCGCATCTTGAAAGCCACCCAAGAGACGTAGTGGTAACCGAGGCGCAGTTTATGGCGCTCGCGTATTCCAAGAAAGGCGTGGAGTACGCGAAAGAGAACGGATACGCGGGTACAGGCGGGCCGAGCCTGCAAACTTGGTTCAGACAGAACTACAAGCTCCAGATCTCCACCGACCCAATCCCAAAATGGAGGCGACGTCTTGGGAAGCTTGAAAAGGAAAAGGACGAGCACGCTGGCCTGAATCAGTACTGCAACTTCATCCAGCAAACGCACAGCATTCGGGATGATATATCGCAGCAGAACGAGTTCTTCTGGCGTGAGATTGACGACTACAGTGAGCGATTCAAGCCGCGCTAATGGACCGGCTTGCCGACCTGTTGCATTTTGAGCGACACGCATCCTAGCCAGCCCGCTCAAGTTCAATGGAGGTAGTGAAGCCCGACGATCCATTGATTGCGTGGGTCGCCTTGCTGACCAGCCAGTCAGTACCATCGATCTCCGGCTTGAAGCCGCTGACGGTCACAATCTGTTCCGGGTAGATATCGGCTCGACCCATGGCGAGCCGATAGCTCAGCTGCGCGGTCCCTCGATCCAGCCGCTTGAACTCCGCCTCGGCATGCTGCCTCGCTTCCTGCGCGGTGGCATAGGTCGCTTGCAGCTTCTTCTCGTTGTCGGACGTGCCCACCAGCACGCCCGTGCGGCGCGCTGCTTTGCGGTCACCCCAGTAGGCACGAACGCCGGTGAACTTCTCGCGGTCGGAGACGCTGTAGCGGTGCTGATCACCCGACGCGCGCGTGATCTGCACGCCAGGCAGCGGCTGGCCGCTGGCTGTGGTGCCGGCACCGATGGGCGCGAAGATCAGCGTGCCGGCCTTCACCGTGGCCACGGCGTCGAAGCGTTTGCCCAGGCGCGTGAGCAGGTTGATATCGCTCTCGTTAGCTTGATCGAGGTGGGCAATCGCAACGCCAGCCAGATCGGCGGCCACGGATGCGCGCAGCGAATGCTCGCCCGCAATGGCACCGAGAATGTCGCCCAGGGTGGTGTCATGCCAGCTGCGTTCGCGCCGCCGGCGAACAGCGCCGGTCAGATCGGCCGAACGCGCCCGAATCGTGATGATGTCGGGCGATCCGCTGTGTTCTACGTCATCGACCTTGAAGGTGCCCTTGTCGAACAAGCCGCTACCCTCGTAGCCAATGGCCACCTGCAGCGTGACGCCCCGGCGAGGCAGGGCCAGCCTGCCGTCATGGTCGTGCACGCGCAGATCGACCTGGTCAGCTTCGTCACCACGGCTTTCGGTCAGCGACAGATCCAGCAGGCGCGGAGCCAGCCGTTCGGTCAGGTCCACGCCGTCGAGGACAACCCGCCACGCGGGGATCGGGTACGGGCTGGCCCTCATGCGATGGCCTCGCTTACGCCGTCATCGTCGCGTTCCAGCTGCATCTGGAAGTCGATCAGGCGCGGCGTGCCGTCGCTGAACAGCTCGCGTCGCGTCTCGCTGAGGCTGGTCAGCAGGTAGGCGCCATAGACGCGGCCAGTGCCCTCCACCAGCGCCTGCGGCTTGCCCTGGTCGGCCAGCTCGCGCAGCTTGTCCAGCACCTGCAGGTCGGTGGCCAGCTCGCCGGCGATGGTGCCCTGCAGGCTGATGGTGTCATCGCCGGGGCCAACGTACTGCCGGGCGGCGCGGGCGCCCACGCGGCCGCT